GAGCAAAAAATATTACCAGGGCAAGGAGCTCAAGGCAGTGATGTACGTGGGCACCTCAGTGGGCAAGGGCCGATATCTATCCGGCGCCGTGGATGGCGAACTGGTGTGCGATACAAATGGTAAACCCATGCCCTATCGTTCAATTCCCTGCGACCAAGAATAAAAAACCAAATTTCATCAGAAATAAGTATTGATAAAGGAAGATTCACATCTCTAAAACTTATGAAATTGGATCTAGATCGCATACGAGAACATCAACAACGTTTGGAAAATCATCCCCTATTGACCACAGACGTGATCACCACTCGAGAACAGTTGGCCATTTTTATGGAGCATCATGTCTACTGTGTTTGGGATTTCATGAGCTTGGTTAAAAAATTACAACAGCTAGTGGCTCCCAGCACGGTGCCGTGGTTCGCTTCGCAATACACAAAAAACGGCTGTGCTAGATTAATTAATTCAATCATACTCGACGAAGAAAGCGATCAGTTTGGAGATCGCTACGTCAGTCATTTTGATCTCTATATCGAGGCCATGCGAGAGATTGGTGCTGATCCACAACCTGTATTGGATTTCGTTCGTAATGTTACAGTCAAGGGATTGTTCGAATCAATGGAAGTTGTACCAGCAGCCAGTCGAGCATTTATGGAAAGCACTTTTGGATTTATTAACACCGAAGAGCCGTGTGTTATTGCTTCTGCTTTTGCATTTGGTAGGGAAACTGTCATCCCCGGCATGTACATGAACATGGTTAAACGTTTAGGTATCACAGAGCAGGAAGCTCCAAAATTTTATGCCTGGCTTAATCGACACATAGAAGTGGACAGTGGTGATCACGGTCCGGCTTCCATAATATTGGTGGACACATTCTGCAACAACGATGGTAGCAAAATACGGTTGTCCCAACAAGCCGCACACAAGGCCATAGATGACAAGATAGCATTCTGGGACAGTGTGAGATTGCTGATACATAAATTATAAAGGTACTAATAATGTTCACACACGTGATATTGAAAAATTTACCTGATGTTCCCGAAAAGTTTATAACATCGGCCCTTGAGTCACTGAAATATGCTGATACCGATCGTCCTGAGGACAATCTCTCAGATGCCTACAAGAGTCGCAAACTTATCATCAACGGTGAGATAAAATCGGTCACCTATCAGACTCGAATGGACATCAACAAAGAATTTTATGATTGGGTACATGAAAACATACATCCGGAAGGCTTTGATTGCGGTGTGAGTTTCACCAACGGCAGATTTGGTACACATCAAGGCCCGCACACAGATTTAACTAGAGATTTCACTTTATTATATTTGTTAGACGCTGGAGGACCGGAAACAGAAACTGTGTTCTATGAAGAAATAGGACAACCTATCATTCGCACACAACGTCAAGCAGTGTGTAATGATTTCAGCAAACTTCGTGTGTTGGAGAGAATAAAATTTCCTCTCCGTAAATGGGTCTTGTTGAATGCCATGTGTCTGCACGGAGTTGAAAACATTGAAAAAGTACGTGTGAGTTTTCAAGTCAGCATCAACAATAACATTTGGTTTAACTAGGAGTAACTATGAACAAACCATTCACATTCAAACTTTATAACAATCTACCGCACCCTCCCCAAGAATTAATAGATTTAATTAATTTTGATTTGAAACCTGAATCAAATAATACTTCTACAATGGGCAAAAGGGAATTAATCAACTGGAAGGGATATAACGGTCCTGCACTGAGAAATATGCGTAGAGTGGAGCAACCATTCCAAAGTGTATTTGATTCATGGATTAAAGAAAATATCACAGCAGATTATCAAAATTCTAGCCTAATGTACTGTCATGGTAGTGGTTTCGCTGAAGGTTCTCCCAGCACAGGAGCACACACGGATTTTACTAGAGACTATGTGCTCATGTACAACTTACGTACTGGTGGTGAGGAAGCAGAACTTGCTTTCTGGAAAGAAAAAGGACAAGAATTAATCAGAGAGCGTGCCACCCAGTGTGGTGATTATGAGTCATTGGAACTTGTTGATAGTGTCAAAGGTCCTGCAAACATTTGGTATTTGACTAACACACGCATATTACACAGCACTGAAAACGTAAAATGTTTGAGACTCAATCTACAAATTAGTTTTGACAGAACTATTCCTAGCGATTTGTTATGAAAATAGCTATCACAGGATCCTCTAGAGGAATCGGATACTCAATAAAGAAAAAATTTAAAGAAAAAGGTCATGAGATAATTGATTTCAATGTCAGTGAAGGATGGGACATCGGCGATGAATCTACACAAGATAAAATTATTCAACAAGTAAAAAATTGCGATCTGTTCATTAATAACGCACACTCTGGATTTTCACAAGTAGATCTTTTATTTAAATTGCAAGAAAGTTGGAGAGGACAGCAAAAAATTATCGCTAATATGGGCAGCAGCATCACCATGAGATGGGACGTCAAAAATAGAGATCCTAAATATCGTAATGAGAAATTGGCATTGGATGACGCCTGCGAATTTCTTTGGAACAAAGATCCTTGGCCTCACATAATTTTATTTAAACCCTGTGCCACTGACACCGAACGCATGTCTCATTGGTCCGGTAGCAAAGTAGATCCTTCAGACATTGCTGATTTCCTGATTTATTGCCTAGATCAAAAAAAGTTTAGAATACAACAAATTGGTATAGCAATCAATCCAATAAAATAATTTTTTATGCAACCATCATTTATGGATAGGTATGGTTATTATCAAATAGGTGATCTTAAAACATATAGCAGGCATCAAATGATGGACTACTATGGTAAAGATCCTCAACCTTATAAATGGATATACAATGACAATTTTTTTTCTCAATTTGACTGGGCTCGAGAACCTGTAGACTCTTTAAAGGATTTATATAAAAAAAGAGCTGAAGAATTAAGAGAGCAATATGATTACGTTGTACTATATTATAGCGGAGGATTTGACAGCACTAACATGCTCTATGCTTTTTTAGACGATGGCATATACCCAGATGAGATATGCAGAATTGACAGCAGATTTGATACTGTCAGTCATAGATATATCGAAGGAAAATGGAAAACTTGGAAAAAACTTGAGGAGATTAAAAAACAATATCCCCAAATCAAAATTAGAAGAATTGACAATGCCGATCTTGTTTGTAATTGGCCTAAAATTGTTAAAGACACAAATGATTATTTAAATTTAAATTTAGATCCTATCTATTATTGGGGGCCACGGTTAAGTATTCATCGATTGGTTTCAGATACATTATATGAATGGCTGGATGATTGGAAACGGTTATTAAAAGATAAAAAAAAGTTATGTACTGTTTTTGCGGTTGATGCTGTGCAATTAAGATATAATTTTCTAACGAAAGAATTTACACATAATTTTAATGATGTGGATGTGTATGGTCATATGAGCCCAATTCGACAGATGACTAATAAGAGCGACAGAGACACTCTGGAATTTTTTTATTGGGCCCCAACCGCAACTTGTGCCAAAATTTTGATAAAACAGGCACATCTAGCAAAAAAATTTTATACAGAAATGTCGAAAGGAAAATTTCAAGAATTAATTAATGTACATGGATATATTAGTAAAAGACCGTCAATCATGATGAGATTTGATCAAAATATTGAATCCTTTAAAAAAATAATATATCCGAGACTATGTGGTGGTGACGAACAATTTTATAAACATAAAGAATACAATGCTACCATAGGTAATGTTGATCAATGGTATTATAATTCAACCTTGCCTAATGCGAAAGAACATTGGAAAGCTATACATCTTTCCCATTTTGAGAAGGAAAAAAGTCATTGGAGAAGATTTTTCTACGACAGTGACATATCTAAAGGTCATGAAAAAATTAGAAGTAAAAATTATATAATTTAGATTATTAATTGTTCTTATATAGATACTTCATACTACTGCTTATTTGGTGCACCCAGAAGGACTCGAACCCTCAACCTCCTGATCCGAAGTCAGGCGCTCTATCCAGTTGAGCTACGGGTGCATATTGAAGTATAACATGAAGTGGTAAAAAGTCTAGAAAAATTTTATTTGATTTGAAATCAATTAAATACATCTGCAACGCCGGTCATACCCGACGTCGGATTTCATCGACGCTTGACAGCATGATGTCTTTACTGTAGTATGCTACAGAACGCCGTCCGTGAGTGTGTAGACACAAGCACTAATACCATGGACCATCATGATGTTTTATGTAGATAAAAAATACGGTTTCTATAGAGTAAATCATAATCAACAGATCGTTGAAACTTTCAGCAAAATCGAAGCGCTAGAATTAGCACAGAGATACAAAGGTTCACCTTCTTATCATTTCCACGATGAAATATTCTCATCATATGACTGGAAAAAAGAGATCAAAGTAGATATTAACAATCTTTACAGAAAAAGAGCCGAGCAATTACGGGCACAATATAAACATCTAGTGTTGCTATACAGCGGTGGATTTGATTCGAACAACATCTTAAAAACTTTTGTAAACAACAACATATATCTAGACGCGGTTGTGTGTTTCTATTACTCTGTGGATCATGATAATAAAGAATCAGACATCAACCAGGAATGGCAATTACAGACATGGCCGCGACTACAAAGACTTTTGCCATTGGTGCCACAAACAGAATTAATTAGATTAGATCTAACAGACTTGTCTCTCAATATCATTGAACAGCTCTATGATGAGTATTTGTATTACATACCTGGATACATAGCCCCCAATTCTCTCAGCAGATCTTTTATCAAATCAAAACTGCCAAAAAAATATCGAGAGTCTGATGTGGGAATCATGTATGGTCATGAGAAACCACGCCTGCGTTTCAAAGACGATAAGTTTATCTTTAATTTTTCAGATATCGGCAATACCAACAGGCCAATCATCCAGGACAGCGGGGTGGAATGGTTCTATTGGAGTCCGAGCTGTCCAGAGCTAGTAATCAAACAGGCCCAGTTGCTCAAAAATTTTTGGTCGTCCAACAAAGGATTGATCAACAGCCATTTTAAAAATCGCAAGAATTTAGATCTGGGCACAGTTCTGGACCATGACTACGTACCCGCCCAAAGAATCGTCTATCCCCAGTGTGAGGAAAACCTATATTACACATGGAGACCTCAATCAAATGTTTTTGGTAGCAGGGATCAGTGGCTATATGACAGCAACACTGACAGCAGACACAAGATAATGAAGATATATCAGTCTCTGTGTGAACTGCCAAAAAACTGGTTCAACGATGGTGTTCATGAAAAAGGACTGATAGGATCTCTTTCAAAGGACTACATCTTATGATTGAAAATATTTTGGCCATGTTGATAGGATTGTTGGGCGGAGTATTTGTGGGACTGATGCCCAGCGTTACTCCCACATTAGGGTTTCTAATATTGCTGCCACTGGTTTCCAATGACCCTGTCAGCCTGTTGATATTCGCCATGACTGTCTGCATCGGATCGCAATTTTTTGGCAGCCAGGCCGCACTCTATTACCGGATGTCCGGGGAAACCAGCAGCTTTCCTGTTCTCATGGAGGCCAAACACTTTAACACGCCACAAAAAATCTACAAGGCAGTGGAAATAACCACGCATGGCAGTTTATTCGCCACAGCACTTGCCCTGGCATTGGTCATGGTACTCTTGCCTACAGGATTATTTTCCTATGTTGTGTTGCCTATCTACGTAAGGGCAACAATTTTTGCCTTGCTACTGGGCTTGGCGCTGTTCTATCCTTTTAAAAAAATAGTATGGAACCTGCTGGGCTTCGCGATCATAGTTTTCTTTGCCAATTACAGCGATATTGCCGCCAACGTCAAGATTGGACTGACCATATTTTACTTTGACCCTCTGTATTCATTGATAGTTTTATTTTCATCTTACTTCTTGATAAATGCCTTATCGGTCAAGAAGGTGACCACGGCAAACGTGAGCAGGACCAAGTCCCTGAAACTTAACAAATGGTATAAAAAATTTATAGGACACAGCATTCTTGGTATGTGCCTTGGCCTGATACCGATAATAGGGGCCACAGTTGCCAGTTACGCTAGCTACGGCATCGAGAAGCTGCGTGGAAAGATGTCCTTGTCAAGAGTGGCCGCTTCTGAAACATCAAATAACTCGGCCGTGGTGTCTAACTGGCTGCCATTGCTGGTGTTCGGAATGCCTATCACTTCGATAGAAATTGTCTTCCTACAACATTTCAATCAGTACGGATTCGCGATCCAAACACTGCTAGAGCTTAAAAACGTGCTCGTGGCCATGTTGCTGTGCCTGCTGGCGGCCATACTATATTTTTTGATAGCGCTTGAAACCAATCGCACCTTCTACTTTGCGCTGAGCAGATTCATAACCAATCCCCTGTTCAGTGCTGCGGTGATATTGCTCAGCCTGCTCACCTATGCCAGTATGAATAATTTTGGGCTTGACATGGTGTTGATGCACCTGCTGGTGTTTGCACCATTGGGTTGGTTATTTCATAGATTGGGCACCAGCCTATTGGTAATCACTGTGGGTCTGTTGTTAAGCAATCAAATATTTTTTACATTCATGCAGCTATACCAAATTTATTTTTGAAGGGGATGAACTATGTTAAATATTTTTAAAACCATGCCGCTTATCATAATTTTTATTGTGTCTTTGTTGACAGTGTCATCTTCACTGAGAGCCACTGAAATACAAACTTATCTCACCAGCAAGGGCCCTAGCGTGATTATCACAAATCAAGTGGCGGCGCTGGCACAACCAAGCAACATCAAGATCAACCCCATACACAGTGTGAACTGCGGCAGCGCTGTGCAAAAATTCAAGAATGATCGCACACCGGCCGCAATTCTTATATCTCATAATCAGTATCGTCTGTCCAGGCTATCCAACCAAGACTGCATGGTGGACGATTTTGATTCGGCAAAAATTATGTTTATCACACACGCCACGCAGGAAGTGTGCACCAAGCACGGCAACAGTATACCTACTAACAGGGTGGCCACATTGGGTGTCGTCAGATTCAGCCCCTACAACGCCATCACCAAAGAAATGAACGACAACGTGTTGGTAGCGCAGTTCAAGCACGTGCTCTTCAACAGCAGCGATGAAGTCTTACAGGCACTGGTGAACAAAGACATAGATGTGGGTCTGCTGTCCCTGAGCGTGGCAGCGGAATCGATAAAGAGGGGAGCTATCTCCTGCCCGTACAGCACAGGTTCCTCGAGATTCCAACAGAAACCTCTTAAAGAATTCACAGGCAGAGATTCGTTCGTCAATAACGAAAGCGTTTCGTTTATGTTCGCCGTGAAGAATTTAACTGCCGCGGATGAAAAAAAACTTTTGGAGTCAATACAACCGCTGGCAGAAAAATTGTTCTTACAAAGTATCGACGTCACCACGGTTTCTCCATCCAAAGATCAAATTTCAGAATTTATAAAGAGAGCGAAATCTGCTGAACATCTTGACTAGCATCATAATAAAATGGTCCTTGAAATAATTCCTATTATACAGGCGGTCTTTATTGGCTTGTTATCTGGCATGGTCGTTGGACTGATTCCGGGAATCACTATAATTTTAGGGTTCATTCTATTTCTTCCTTTGGTTCCGCTTGATCCATTATGCATAGTATTATATGGAATCATATCGAGGATGGGATCACAGTTCTTTGGCAGTATAGCAGTGCTTTATCTTAGAATACCAGGGGAGTCCAGCTCATATCCCACACTGATCGAGATCAATAATTTAAAGACACGGGACATGTTCACCGCAGTGATGCTGACCAATTTGGGTAGTTTAATTGCTACTGTGGTTTCCTGCATTATATTATTTTTCATACTCTACGGCGATGTATCAAAACATATACATTTCCCTATCTTGTTGAAAATTTTTATTTTTTATGTATTAGTTTTCATGGCGATATTCAGCAAACGAAAGTTTTTTATGAATATTTTTTTATTACTTGCTGCAACGTTTATCAATTTCTATCCAGAGTTGGCTACTATGGCCAGGAATTATTTGCCCACAACCCCAATCTACTATTTTAATAATCAGCTGATATTAATAATAATTTTTATCTCCCAACTGTTATGGTATAATGGTGCAACCATACAAAATACTAAGGTAGACAGAAACATTAAAAATTTTAATATCAGAAAATATCTAGGTAATATCTCAATACATAGTATTTTTGGCTGTGTTGTGGGATTGGTACCACAGCTGGGTTCAACTATAAGCAGTTATGTTTCATATGCTTTTGAAAAATTTAGAAAGAGCAACACTTTAAAAAAGATCACTGCTAGCGAAACTAGCAATAATAGTGCAGCGATCATTGGGTGGTTGCCATTGCTAGTGTTTGGCGTGCCTCTCACAGCTTCTGAACTAGTCTTGGTACAATATTTCCAAAAATTTAATTTAACATTTTCTTTTGTGAAAGATCAAACAACAGTCTATATCATTATTGGGTGTCTATTGATAAGCGGAATAATTTACTATATGTTGGCCACATCAGTAAATCAAAGATATTACGTTGCACTTGTAAAATTGATTCAAAAAAGATTAGTCACATACTCATTATTTTTTACCAGCCTTGCTGTTTTCTATTTCGCCAACTCATATGATATAAAATATCTATTAATTCATTGCTCAATATTTTTACCAGTGAGTTACCTGTTCTATAAATATCAGGTAGATTTGTTAACTGTGGTTGTGGGTTTACTGCTCACTGACGAGATATATAACACAACCCTCAGAGTAATACAAATTTATTTTAACTGACTTAATAAGGAATAAACTATGAAAAAAATTACAATACTTTTATTGGGCTTGTTTATATTATCTTGTAATGTAGCCATGGCACAGAAAGTTGAGATAGTACCAACCTCCACACTGAAAGGACCACAGGGTGTTGTTGCCAACGCTGTGATAGATTTGTCTAAATCAGCAGGCTTTGAGATCACTGCCACACAAAAAAACAGTTGTGGTGAAGCAGTTGACTATTTTGAAAATGCCAAGGGACCGGTTGCCATCGTATGGTCAGATAGTATGATCAAGAACACAAATGTCACCAAGCAAAATTGCATAATCAATTTTGAAAAAGCGGCACCGATAGCAGTAACCTATGCGCCTTATGAAGTGTGTGTGCTGAAAGGTACGAAGCTAGAATCAAACAGAACCTATAAATTGGGCAATAATAAATTCAATCCGGGAGGAACCATCAGAGACGAGTTGAATAAGAACAAGATGGGCATAAAGTTCACCGACGTGACCTATGATAGCTCGTCCGCTGCAGTTACAGGATTGCTCAACAAAGAAATAGACGTTGCCTATACAGCAACAGGAAACGCCAGCACGGCAATCAAGGCAGGTTCCATTGACTGTCTGTATACCACCGGAGATACGAAATATGGACAAAAAACATTGAGCTCCTTTGTTGAGAAAAGTGATCTTAATGATTACAAATTAGGTATGATGGTGTTTGCGAAGAACCTATCTTCAGAACAAGTGGATAAATTACAAAAATCATTACAAAAAGATTTTGAAAAAACAATGATTCAGCAAGACATGGTTGGCAGTAAAATTGCACCAGGCAAGGTGGATGTTGATAAATTTGTTGCCACCGCAAGACGTTACGGCACATACAATTAATTCCATACAAATATCATAGGCGTGTCACACGCCTATGATCTACAAATAAATCACAGTCTCCCTTTAAAATTATAAGTAATTTTGTTTATGAACAAAGATCACTTTGGGTATTATCTGGTAGGCAGTTTAAAAACCTACAGCAAAATTGAAGCACTTGAATATGCACATCTAGTTCGTACTCCCGTCAAGTGGATCTTTAATGATGACGTGTTTTCCAAACATCCATGGCACATAGACACACAGGAGAATTTGAAAAAACTCTACAAGCAAAGAGCAGAACAGATACGAAAGAAATATGATTACATCGTAATTTGGTACAGTGGCGGAGTGGATAGTTTTACAGTCTTAAACACTTTTCGAGAAAACAACCTACACGTGGACGAAATCGCTCAATTCCATGCCCATGAGGGAGAGAAGACCTGGGACAGCTATCTAAACATAGAAGTTAAGACAGTAGCCATACCGCAGACACAAGAATTTTTAAATGTGATGCCAAATACCAAACATCGACTGGTTGATCTCACCCCCATTATTAAATCGGTTTTTAATGAAGATCACAACAAATTTGATTTTATATATAAATCTAATCATTCATTTGGTCCTCACCAACTTGCTCGCACCTATGTAAGAGAAAAAATTTCTGATTGGGCAAAAATCATCGCCAGTGGAAAAAAACTATGTTTTGTTTGGGGGGCCGACAAACCTCCTGTGATGTATGACGAGACAGAAAACAAATATTATATAGAATTTTTTGATATTATCGATGGCAACGGTGTTGGTCCTAGAATACAAATGATGAATAGAAAAGAAGACAATGATGAATTTTTTTATTGGTCTACAGATTCAATAGACATCCTTGCCAGACAAGGTCATATAGTAAAAAATTATCTAAGAAATCCGCCCAAAGAAGACTTAGACTCCAGATATCTGACCAGCGATCCTTACAACTGGGTACTTGGTTATAATGGTGAATATGTGCCTTATTCATATCGAAGACCAGCAACAAAAATTAATAATAAAATGTATTATTTGACACCAGATGGATTGAATCGATTAATTTATCCCGATTGGAAAGAAGGCACATTTACAGTAGGAAAAAACATAGGATATATATTTGGCCCAAGAGATCGCTGGTGGTGGGAAGCACACAGAGCCGATGATCAAACTAGGTTCATTGGTGCCATAAAGAGCATTTACAAAAAATTTGATTTATGGGGTTTTCATAACTTTAAATGGCATCGTAATAATTTTACTAAAAATGTACCTGCACTACCTGAACATATAAGATCCAAAGTGCCTTCTTCTGTTGATTTTAGAAATCTTAGTATAGATGTATTTTGTTCAGAAAGGCATTATTTAGAAATTTAATTTAAAACGTTTTAAAAAATAATAGGCATAAGGGGATTCAAATTCAAAGGTATATATACCATTATCTTTATAAGATTTTAACTGTTCTTGTTCTAGATTATCAAATTTTCCCCCCATTAATAGAAAATCTTTTACTTCTAATTCACAATGGTTATTTTTACTAAAAATACTCAGTTGATGTTTTTGAAATGCACATTCTTGATTAAAATAGACCTTGAATATTTTTTCATAATGTTTTACAGGTTCTTCCAAAATAATATTGTTATTGAATTTTATTACAATATAAGAAGTATTATTATCTTTTGGATTGTAAGGATAAATTTTAAAGTCAAAATGAAGAAATTCAAATGTTTTCATGTTTCAATATTTTCATAAGATTTTCGGTCGTACCCAGATAGTATGAATCGGAAGACCCTAGCCCTGAATGAAGAGATCCCACATACACAATGCTTTTGTAATAGGGATTTTTGGCATCAACGGGATTTTTTTTCCAACTGGTCGTGATTACTCCATATTTAGGGCGATACTCACATCCAAAAAGTTTTACCCTGTTTTCTTCTGTAGTAAGTTTTGGATTTCTCGCATGTATGTAAGCAAGTGTAATTTCGGGAGACCAATTATAAAACATTGTAGGCATATCAGGGGCAACAAAATGTTTAATTAAATCTGTTTCATTAAAAACGTAGCCTATTTTATTTTTCAAAGTTAAATCTTGAGCCTCTAAAGACATAATAGGATCTGGTATATATAATTCATGAGTACCACACCCTGCAATCAACACTCCGTTATTTTCTCTTGCTATATTTGCACTTACTTCTATGATTGAAGCCGCTTGTGCTCTTCTTGTGTAATACTTTATGCAGCGATTGATGCTATGTAACATATATTGAGATAAGGACAATTCATACACTATTGCCTTAGTATCATTCTTATCACACCATTTGTGTGCCCATTGATAATCTACTTGATTATATTGTTCAACATGTACAATAATAGGAGTAAAACTTATTTGCATTTTGCGAAGTATTTCAGCAATATATTCGGAATCTATGCCTCCACTCATTGCTAGGAATATTTTTTTATCTCTGTATTGCTGCAGGATATCTTCTACAGTTTTGATCGCCGCTTCCTCCATTGATAACAATTTTGTTGGGGCTGGCGGATTGAAAAAAATTTCAAAGTCGTGCTTGGGGTAGGGATTCTCGGGCGTGCGATTCCAACGATAGGAAATCCATCCATCTTTACAAAAACTGCCTTGCTTCCAGTCAGCATCCATTCTTGTTGATCCATTCTAGATAGTGTGCTTTGGCGGGTTCCAGCAGGGTTGGTTTGAATATTGGGTCGATCAATGTTGCCTGTTCGTTGTCTTGTTCCCAGGCCTTTTCCCAAATTTCTAGATTCAATCGCCAATTCTCTTCTGAATATCTCGTATCTCTGTATTGATACACGGATATTGCCGTCTCGTTATCTGACATTGGGAGAAACACACAATTGATCCAGGCTCCCGGAAAATATTCCACAGTGGTGTAGGGATAGACTGCGAACCATGCCGCTCCATACTTTCTTTCTCTGTCTTCCAAGAACATGGATTTGGTGTAGTCGCTCTCGTACTGGCGGTTATTAGGGGCCAGTTGAATATTGCTTTTTTCTCTTATGGACCATTCCACCTGACTGGTCTGCAATTGATCATATACCTTTGGGTGTACCACCGGTAGGTGATCTATATCTAAAAAGATACTGTAAATGTTTTTGTAATTGGCCTTGACAGTATCAATTCTGAAGCTGCCTAATGTGAGATGTTCTGTATTCAAAAAATCATATTCCGGTAGATCTGGATGCTCAGAAAATACAAAATTATTCCATATGAAAACATCTCTGGTGTCTAAAGGATGTTCATTCTTGCACCAATAATCTGTGGTTCCCGAACCCATGGGATTTCCCTTATTATCAAAACTCCATCCATGATATGGGCAGAGGCGAGCGTTCTTTCCTTGCATGCCTTTAAGCAAGGATCCTTGGTGTGGACAGACGTTGCTTAGCAAAGAATATTTTCCGTTATTACGATGCAAGGTCCAACGTTTTAGGTGTGGTAAAACTTTCCATTCGTTGTCTCGTAAATCGTTGATGTGGCCTAGAAACATGATGTAAAATATTTATTAAGTTGGTTTGTGTGATAATTCTTTTTCTTTCATCCATTTGAACCAGTGTGCGTTTGCCATCTCTTCGATTGGATGATTAAATTCTTGGACCTTTTCTATATCTCTCAAAAGATTGCTTCTGCCAACCTGCATTAATCTGCTGATCTGCTCATCCTCAACAGCAGTTTCCATCCAGAAATCGTAGGTCAGCTGAGCAAATTCCGGACACTCTTTTAAAATATTTTCATCGAAATAAAATTCCACTGTATTTGCGTGCCGTCCTGGACTTAAAGGATACACCTGGCTTATAACATTGCATCCGGGGTATGCCTCCAGCATGACATTTGGGTACAGAGCCAACCAAAGCAGTTTGAATGAATCATCCAGTAATCTCAATCGCTCACAGGCCTCTAGCCAATCTTCGGTCTTCTTTGTGGTCGTTGCTCTGACTTCATTTAGATAGGCATGCTGGCAACTCCAACCGTCGCCAAAGGCGTATTGATAGTTGTTGACATCAACCACGCTTCTCAGACTTGGATGGCAGGATCTCACGTGATATAGATCTAGAAAGATTTCATAAAATATCTTCCAATCATAGTCAGACACGATGGTTTCTCTCTTCCATACTCTATAGTTCTTTCCTTGAAAACGTGTCAGATCTTGTTTGAGTTTATCATTGATGCTGTCAATCCAATCACTGTTGCCGGTCATGATAAGTCCCTGCCATTTGAATGCCGTTGACCTAACAAGATTTTTATCTGTCGAAGGGGTAAACCCTCTTCCGGCTAAAAAGTTTCCTTGTTGATCAAAGGACCATCGATGTACAGGACATACAATTCTATCTTTGACATCACAGGAAGATTTATATAATTGTGAATATTTGTGAGGACAGGCATTATAGAAAATTTGTTTAAGATCATCTCCAATAACAAAAATATTATCGTTGGGAGGATAGGGCACGTGGCAGTGACCCGACGCTAGGTCTGCTAACATTCCCAAACATTTCACACCCTTCCAAAAAAAATGTTTATCCTGTTCCGATGTTCTAAAATTCCAACGCAGATCCAATTGAGTCATTTTATCTAGTTATGCATAAAATGATTACCAAAATAAAAATTTGATATGTAAAACCAAGCACTAAATATTTTTTTATATGAATCAGCCCAACATAGATCAATACGGATACTACCAATTTGGAAATTTCAAAACTTATAGCATCTATCAGTTAATGGATTATTATCAAAAAAATCCACACCCATACAAACCGATACAATGGATATATAATGATAAATTTTTTTCTCAGTTCGACTGGTCGAAAGAACCCACGGCAACATTGGATCAATTATATAAAAAAAGAGCTGAAGAATTGAGAGAGCAATATGATTACATTGTGATCTATTACAGTGGAGGATTTGACAGCACTAACATGCTTCGTGCTTTTTTAGACAATGGCATATATCCCGATGAGATATGCGTGTTCTTTAGTAGATACGATACGACAGGTCATCAATATCATGAATTAAAAGATTTTACATGGAAAAAACTTGCTCAAATCGAACAGCAATATCCACAAATCAAAATTAGGAGATTTGATTATGGTGACATTATCTGTAATTGGCCTAAAATTATAAGGGATCTTAATTTGAACCTTGAGCCTATCTATTTGTTTGGTCCTCGTTTAAGTGTCAACAGATTAGCCCTAGATGTGATGTATGAGTATATAGATGATTGGCAGAAAGTATTAAAAAAGGAAAAAACGTTATGTACCTTGCATGGAGTTGACTCCGTGATGCCAAGACACGTTTATAAAGAAAATATGTGGATACACAATTTTTTTGATTCGTATGCTCAGGGACATATGACACCAATACGACAAATACTTCATAAAAATAATAGAGATACTCTGGAATTTTTTTATTGGGCCCCAACCGAGACATGTGCCAAAATTTTGATAAAACAGGCACATCTAGCAAAAAAATTTTTTATTGAAAAAGTTAATGGTGTTGTTGAAAAATTATACGGTATGAAAGAATTCACAATACTCAATAAAAAACAGCCAGGACAAATAAGTTTTCGAGTATGGGATTATGAACCTTTTAAAAAATTGATTTATCCAAAAATTTTTATAAATGATGAAAAATACTATAACAAAAAAGAAATATCAACATTTTGGGGCAACAGAGATTTATGGTATTATGACTCAGATTTGCCTGGCAGCGAAGAACACCGTATGATGTATAAGTCTCTTTTCAATGATGAAAAAAAACATTGGAAAAATTGGTTCCAAGATGAAAATATATTTAATGGGCCAATTAAAATTAAAAGTAAAGATTACAAAATTTAAACTTAAGAATTGGTGCTGGCCTGCCTGTGCAATAAAATCTCTTGCTTCACGATTTCTCTGTCATGGTTATCCATGTTCGCTAACAAACTCTTGCTCTGCGCATAGACATCTTTGCCGTTAATATTAATACCTAACAACACGCAGCTCTCTTGAATGATCTGTTCTGTGGTCTTGCCGCTGTCTCCCAGCCTAGTTTTGATTCTCGTGTCTCTCAGAGCTTTAATGGCCACAGAGTCTGTGTCCAGATAAGTGCCCACGTCGGGAAGATTTTTTCTTTTCAGCGCAGCATTGATCTGTGCTTCTTCGCTGCTGTCGGACTCTATGTCGAACAATGGATTTATTTGTCCTAGTCTTGTTTGGTAGTTATCAAAATAATCTTTCCAAACATCGCTCTCTGCCGACTTGGATATCAGGTCATTCATTTTGTTGCTGGTGGCTAGTCCAGCGTAGGACATTATGTGTGTGAGAGAATCGCTGTATGACTTGATCGACACTAGATTGCTGTATTCAGTTGTAATCTTTTGGGATATCTCTTGCTGTGCGTTTATCAAAGAGGTCTTAACCCCCTGAAATTCTGACGCAGACAGCGCGGAGTCAAGATTGTTTGCCGAAGCTTCAAAGGCGCTTAAAAGGCTGTTGAACGAGCTTTCGTCATAATAGGTGCTGTCCTCCAGTGAATCGACGAAATCAATGAGATTTTGCGTGGCGGTTTGATAGGCCGTGTCTGCGCCTAAGGAAGCTGCCGTGATGGTTTGTAGAGAACTTTTGACATTGACTAAATGATCATTAGTGATGCCCCTCAGCGTGCCAAAGAAATCGTCCACTCCTTTCCCGCTAGTGCTTGCATCGGTGCCGTATAACGTCCTGTGTAGGTCTTGTATTGCCTGCACCTCTCCAAGGTATTCCAAAAATGTCAAGGGGTTGTTGTTTGAATGGCTGTCCGATTGCAGAGTCACCTGTTGTGTGGCCGTGGGATCATTGCCATGAATCACCTTCAACTCTGCTCCTGTTGAATCCAAAATTTGCAAGCTGGCTCCACCAGACCCTCCAATCGACTCCACTGTGCCAGTCACGGGTATTGTCTCCGCAGGAAACAGAGTGCCGGCAATTATATTTGATGTGTGGACCTCCAGGTCCTCAAGGTACCTGCCAACGCTGAGGTATGGCAGCACGTTCATAGAGGCCTTGGCAGAATCTTTCTGAGTATCTGTCAACACGGTGCTTTGATCTAATTTCTTTGATAAAGATTTGTTCTTTGTCGCGAAGCCAATATTGGCCGCATCTATGTTGTCCTGCACTAATTTATTGGTGAAATTTGGCTGGGTTGTGGTGATCGATGTAAGTCCTTTATTGACAGGCATGACTAACCGTTCGCAAAAACATTTTCCGAACCCTGTATCACACGAGTGCAGGTAGGGTCACCAACCCTGCCAATGGCTATGCCCTCCGCATAGACATTTGGAGATCCTCTGCGAAGAGAAGCTGTGTGGGGGCAACATCTTCTGCCACACGGTAGAAGGTGCACAGTATTTTTATGTCCGACGCCACTCATACGTATGCCGTTGGCAAATACCGTACCAAATCCTTGTGCCCTCCTGGGCCTTGAGCAATGAATTGCTTCTGCGTCTCCTACTCTAGCTACTGCTGGCATGCCAGTATTTATGGCCTGTAATAATGTGCTGTTATAACTTAAATTTCTTGAACGCGTCTTTCTTGACGTCCTGCTTGATGCCACCCACGATGTAGCTCTCCACTTCGGTTTCCTGTGGGGCCACCTGCATTCCCCTGCTGCTCAGCCAATGCTGCGTCCATGGCAGCGGGTTCTGGTTGCCGGGTATGTCAAATTCTGGGTCGAATCCCAACGCTTTCAATCTCTTGTTGGCTATGTATTCCACATACTGTCCCAGCAATTTTTCATTCAATCCTATGATGGAACCATCGCGGAACAGATGCTTGGCCCAGGCCTTTTCTTCCTCCACGCACTTGTGGAACATGTCGATCACTTTCTTGTCCTGGCCTTTCATCACTCGCGTCATGTCTCGGTCATCTCCTTTTTGCCAGGCCTTGATCACGTGTGTGGTGAGATTAAGATGCGTGGCCTCGTCTCTGGCGATCAGCGAAAGAATCTTGGCGGAGCCCTCCATCAGTTTCAGTTCTCCAAAAGCGAACGTGCAGGCGAATGATACGTAGAATCGCAGACCTTCCAACAGGTTCACATTGATCATGGCGAGATATAATTGTTTCTTCAACTCGTCCACGTCACCCTTGCCATTGACTGTGTATTGCAGTGCCATCTCTCCAAATGAGTCATAGTTCTCTGTGACCGACACTGCCCGTTTCAATATCTCCTTGTCATTGAGTATGGTGTCGAAAACCTCAGATGGATCGGCATATACGTTCTTCATGATGTGCGTGTAGGCCCTGCTGTGTATGGTCTCGAAGAAATCCCAGGTCACAATGCAGCCTTCCAGTTCGGGGTTGCTGCAGTAGGGCAGGAAGTTCAGGCATGGTCCGCGGCCCTGCACCGAGTCCAGCAAGGTCTGATATTTTAGATTTGATGTGAAAATGTGTTTCTGCTCCGGCCTGAAGTTGGCATAGTCGGATCGATCCTTCTGCAGGCTGACTTCTTCCGGCCTCCAGAAATAGCCCAGCATGGTCTGGTTCAGCTTGTCGAACTGCGGGTGCTTGAACACGTCATATCTCTGCACGGATTGGTCCTCCCCAAAGAACATGGGCTCGTTGCTCCAGTCCACTTCGTTTCTATTGAAAACAGTTTTGGTCATAGTATTAAAAAAATTGTACTATATTTAATTATTTTGTCAATTTATATCTTACAGGCCTCGCAGTCATCATCCTCAACTGCCTGCGTTATTTTCGCGTCACCATTGACCAATTGCAGCTCGACGTCCTCCCCGTCCTGCTTGACGTCTATGGGATCTATGCCCGATGGCTGCAGGTCCTCCTCCTCGCCCTTGAAGTCATAGGTGTTCTGGTAATAGGATGTCTTCCATCCATACTTGTATGCGGTCAGCATGTCGGTGGCCATAACGCTCAGTGGCACTTCGTTGTTGTCATAGTTGAGAGGATTGTAGCTCCAGTTGCCGGATATGGCCTGGTCGAAATACTTCTGCATCATGGCCACGATCTTGATATAACCTTCATTGCTCTTCTGCTCCCACAGCAGGGTATATGAATTTTTTAATTTTGGGTAGCCAGGAACTATCTGTTTCAGTGGTCCCTTCTTGCTCTTCTTCACGCTGAGTATGGCGCGTGGAGGCTCTATTCCATTGGTCTCGTTGCTGACCACGCTTGAACTTTCTGATGGCATCTGTGCTGACAATGTGCTGTGCCTCAATCCAAATTTGGCAATATCTTTCCTCAGCGACTCCCAGGCCATCCTCGTCTTGTGCGGCACTATCTCGTCGATTTCTTTCTTGTAGTGATCGATGGGCAACTGTCCGTCTGCATATTTGGTCTTGTCGAACCCCGCACATTTGCCTTTTTCCTCCGCCAAAGTGCAACTGGCTCGCAACAGATAGTATTGGAATGCTTCTGATAGCCTGTCCACCGCTTCCCATGCCTTGGGATTGTCATATTTTAGGTCCAGCTTGGCGAGGTAATGCGCCAATCCGATGTAGCCTATGCCCAAGGAACGCCTTGCCCTGGTGCTCACTTCTGCAGCTTTCACAGGGTAGTCCTGATAATCTATCACCTCATCCAGCGCTCTGACAGCCAGATCGCACACGGATTCCAGTTCACTGAGATCATTTATGGCTCCCACGTTGATGGCACTCAATATGCACAGTGCGATCTCGCCATTGTGATCATCTATGTGCTGTATGGGCCTTGTGGGCAGCGTGATCTCCTGGCAGAGATTGCTCATGTAGACCTTGTCTTTGAACGACGAGTGAGAGTTGCAGTGATCCAAATTCATTAGATATATCCTTCCCGTCTCTGCTCGCTCCTTCAGCAGATCAAAGAACAGTTCCTGTGCTGGTATGGTCTTCTTGGGAATACTTTCATCTTGTTCAAATTTCTCGTACAATTCGTCGAAGTCATCCGTGCCAAATGCGTCATAGAGTCCGGGCACGTCATGTGGTGAGAATAATGTGATGTTTTGCTCTCTAATAAATCTTTCATAGAACAATTTGCTGATCTGTATGCTGTAGTCCATTCTCCTCACTCGATTGTCCTCTGTGCCCTTGTTGTTCTTCAACACCATTATGTCTTCTATCTCCGAGTGCCAGATGGGGAAATGCACAGTGGCGTTGCCACCCCTCACTCCGTTCTGCGTGCAGCATCTAACGGTGCTCTCGAATTTTTTGAGGAACGGGATCACTCCTGTGTGCTGTACCTCGCCACCTCTTATCTTGGAGTTGATGCCCCTGATCCTGCCAGCATTGATGCCAATGCCCGCGCGCCTCGCCACATAGTAACCAATAGCCATGTCGCTGCTGAAAATGCTAGGGAGAGTGTCATCGCTGTCAACAAGCACGCAGCTAGCAAACTGACGGATAGGAGTTCTAACGCCCGCCATGACAGGTGTTGGAATATTGATCTTGTGCGTTGATATAGCGTCGTAGTATCTTTTGACATAGGTCATCCTTCGGTTTTTTGGGTAGTTGGCGAACAGGGTGGCTGCAATCATCATGTACATGTCTTGTGGTGTCTCATACAACTGGCCCGAGCTCCTGTCCTGCACCAGATATTTGTCCACTATCTGCCTCAATCCAGCATAGGTGAAGTTGAGATCCCTGTCTCTCCTTATCCATGTGTTGAGCTTCTTGATCTCTGTCATGTTATACTTGTCCACGATGGCCTTGTCATACACTCCCAGTCTTATGTTCCTCAGTATCAATTTCAGCAATGGGGTGTACTCGTACTGGCCATGCGCCTCCTTGCGTATGTCATAGCTCAGCAATCTGGAGGCCGCGTACTGGTAATTGGGGCTTTCCAGGCTGATGAGATCATTGGCTGACCTGACCAGTATGTGTTGTATGTCCTTGGAGCTCATGCCATCATAGAACTGTATGTTTGCGTTCATCTCGATCTGTGAAGCTGACACGCCGGGCAAGTTCTCACAGGCCTCCTCCACGACAAAATGTATCTTGTTGATGTCCAATGGCTCCAGTCGACCGTCTCTCTTCTTGACTCTGATAGTGGTTGTGGTGCCTGGCATGACTGTTTTTGTTTTTGTGTCTGATTTTGCTATTGTTTGACTACGCATATTTAGCTAAAAAAATTTATTAATGTGTTAATTGAATTATTTCTTGATTATACAGCCAAAAGGTCTTGTTGTCTATTGGTAAGAAATAAATTAAAAATGCAACGTGCGGTAATCCAAAAGGTATTTTTCTGAAAAGATCTATTATTTTTTTGATAAGAATTAGACTATTTCAATAACTCTATAATCCATTGTGGCATCGGCGCTGATCACTGTGGTGGTGTATTTGATGGTAACTGATTCGTTGCCAGCGGTGGCGTCTAAATTGTCCATCACAGCCGTCAACACAACTCCCATGTCTCCGTTGCTCTCTTCAAAGTCATCATTGAAGGAAACATAATTGGTGCTAGCGTTTACGGTCAATACTCCCACTCTAAATTGTACGCCTCTTTCGATCTTGTATTCTATACGTATGGATTTCCCCTCAAGTGCCGGCAGTGTGATGCCTGTGGTGATCGCTGAAGTATTGCCATCGGCCAATGTGATCTGCTTAATCTGTCTGCTGTTGATACCGATCCCTTGAACTTCTGCTATTGGTTTGAATGCGGTACTCCTTTTTTGGGAAAGTTCAAAATAATCCAATTCGCTCACGCACTCATCGGTGTCAAATTGAATGGCAGGATAGGTGTTAAGGCTGTTGACGCCTTCATTATTGGTTCCCACGGTGCTGGCGAAAAAATTATTGAAGCTGACGATATTTCCAACTTCTCCCACTCCGACGTCTGCTCCAACGCTGGATCCCTTGACCAATATGGCATTGGTTTTAATGTTGGCGAATTGACTGGACAATATCTTGACATCTTTAGGACCTAAAGTAAGACCATTCGTCGAACCGTCCAATTGTTCTCCTATGATCACACCGTAATAACCTATAGAGAAATCACAGTTGATGAATTTTACACTGGTCGCGTCATAGCTGAAATCAACCAATCTTGCGAACTTGGTGAACTGGCAGCTGTCAAAAGCCACGTTAGAACAAGGCAACGAAGTGGTGCTGATCACCGTGACTCCTTTGCTGTTGGCAACATCTGCACCACCCGCTGCATAAGTGCCTTGAAACTTGCAATTATTGAATCTGATGTTGGATGCTCGCTCTATCTCAAAGCCCGCATAGGCCTCTCCATTTTTGAACGTGATATTTTCAATGTTGATGTTTGTGGGCACTGTGGCGCTGGAGTTTCCTATGTTGACTCCCTGTTGTTTCAGACTGTCCTGCATCTTGACCACGGCAGAGTTACCACCCGATTGATAGATCACCGTCTTGTCAGAGCCTTCGCCTGCTAACTGAGCGTGTGGTGGAATGTATATTGGTCCAACTATGTTGTATTGTCCGGCCGGAAAAAATAGCAATCTTCTAGATCTCACATCAGTTCTGTCAGTGTCGCAGTATAATTCGTTCAGTGCTCTTTGAATCGCTGCTGTGTCATTGGCACTGCCATTTCCCACTGCCCCAAATGCTTTGACAGAGACGTAATCATCCAATCTTTCTTGCAGGGACCTTACTACATCAATGCCATCTCCTGTGATTATTGGGGTGGCGTCTCCCAGATATCCTTTGTAGACATAAGCCACGGCATCGGAAAATGATGTGCTGTTCGCGGTAAGAATTTCCGTGTTGCCCACGGCTGGAGCACCGTCCGCCACTGTGCCATTGCCGATGTACAATCGCTGCTCGTCTATGACCCAGCCTAGCTCGCCGGCCGCCAGCTGAGGCAGATCCGTGGCTCTGCCACGCCTATGCTGTATTCTTGATATTTGCACTATGGGCACTGTGAATCGCTCCTAAAATTTACAGTATTTATGTTATAGGATGGACTTGTAATATTGCTCTACCCTATCGAACCACTTGCCCAACCAGTGATCGTAATTGTCTATGTCAAAAGTCTGGAATTCATTGTTTTGTGTGCAGATAAAGACCCTGCCATTGCGTATGTGTGTGCCAAATAGTTTATTGTGTGCCTCCGCATAGGCCACCAACTGCAGATAGTAATCTTGCACCCACTCCGCCTTTTTCAATTTGCGGGCCTGTTTGAAATCCATTATGGCGGGGGCACCTTTGTACACTCCTATCAAGTCCGTGGTTCCAGCATACAGTTCGGGATAGTAGAGATTGATCTCTGATCCCCAAACCTCGCTGACGTCCCTCAAGCCGTTCTCAATGATCACATTGGCCATGGCATGGGCCTGTTGCTGTATGAGATTGGAACCGGGCACGCGAGCTTCGCCTTTGACATGTTTTTCAAGACTGCGATGCATCACGGTGCCTATGTTGGCTGATTCTGTGGCGATCCTCTGTGCCTCTTGCTCTCCCACTCGTTTCTTCCATGCATTGAGATGAGTCATGTCCTTGGTCTGGCTCAGTATCGTGGTCACGGATGGCACCGTGCGTCCATCTGGGGTGACATAGTGCCTCTTGCCCTCTGGAGATGCACGACTTAATTCATTGTAAGGGTATCGGGCCACGTAGGCTATGCCTTTGTCCAGGAGGATACTGTCATTGAATTTCATTAGCATAATTATACTATAAAAACGAGATTAGATCAAATGGGAATATCACAGCAGCCACCAAAGCCTTTCCCTATCAAGAAAGGACTGCCCTGCCAGCTGAAATGGACTCATTCCACGATTTATTTGACTGAAGGTGCATCTGCTTCTTGTCACAGGGTACAATTTGATCCTATAGAGATGGAGGGAAATAATTTTAATTTTCATAATTTACCTGCAAAAGTTTTAGCCAGACAACAAATGTTGGCGGGAAAATGGCCTGGTCGAGGATGTGAACACTGTAAACATATTGAAGATTATGGTGGAATTAGTGACAGGATGATACATTTAAATTTAGAAGGTACCACTGCTCCTCCAGAGTTGGATACAGATCTAAATGCTGTTTTAGTTACTCCTAGACAATTAGAAGTATACTGGGGCAATACCTGTAATCTTAAATGTATCTATTGTGCTGCACATTTTAGTTCTAGTATCGACGCTGAAGAAAAACGTTTTGGTTTATTTGATCAACAAGGTGTTAGAATAGGTGACAATTTTAAATTGTATGATCGAATTGAGGAGGCCACAGGTAAATTGTTTGTATGGTTTGAAAACAATATACAAAATTTACACAAATTAATGATACTGGGAGGAGAACCATTCCTACAAAAAGAAACATATAGAATGGTTGAATATTTGGAACAGAAAACTTTGCCCGACTTGACATTGGTCTTTTTTTCTAATCTCACACTTGAACATGAACGTTTTAAAACTTGGATGTTGAGATTGCAAAAATTAGTAGAGCAAAAACGGCTGGACAAAATTAATGTTGTCGGCAGTATCGATTGTTGGGGCCCTCAGGCAGAATATATTAGGAACGGATTAAAATTAGATCTATTCAAAAAAAACTTTGATTGGATGGTTCACAATACTGTTTTTACTAACAACATCAATAGTGCATTCTCACTGCTCAGTGCTCAAACCATGCCAGAATTGGCTGAACGTATCAACGAGTGGAGCAAAACCAAACAGGTTTATTGGAGTATGATGAAATGTAATCAAAAAGAAATGCCGGGGAGACCTTATCTGTATCCGGGTATATTTGGAGACAAAGTGTTATCTTTGGGATTGAGAAAGGCTGTCGACATATTCGATCCCATGGTTGCAGGCTACAAAGATTCTGTAAAAGAGCAATATAAAATTTATATGAATGGTATAGCCAAAGAGATGGAAGAAGCCGAGCCCAACTTCGTGAGACAAAAACAATTTAAAATTTATTTAGAAGAGTTAGATCGCAGACGCGGAACAGATTATAAAAAACTATTTCCTCTTGTGGCTGACTGGTTGGATAGAGTTTAACTTCTTCTCTTCATGGCTGCCTTGGCCATTTTCTTCACAGTGTCGGTGCTGCCGATGTTGTCTTTGTTCATTGCAGGATCTTTCTCTGCCTGCTTCTCTGTGTTGAGTATGATCTTGTCTTGATTGAAATCCGCCACAACGTTCTTCAACGCAGCGCCCTTGTCATATATGCTCTTGAACAGGTTGTAGTTGAAGGTGGGATAGCCCGTGTTCCGGATTATCTGCGACAGCGCTCCAAAACTGATCTCCGCCGTTTGTCCCTGCTCGTCGGCGTCTCCCCTGAGATTCTGCAGGGTGTTGACTATCACTGATTCCAGTTCATTGTTGGTGTTGTTGAGGAATTCGGAGAATCGCATTGGGACTACTTCCCAGCTAGTTTGGAGTATATCCTTGAGCTTGATTCAAAAACCTCGCGGCTTTCTCTCTTCTGTCTGCCTTCTGGTTCGGTTCCGCCTGCGTTTGCGTCAGTGGCCGCGAACTCATCTGAGGACGGGGCGTTTAAAGTGTCCAGGTCATCGCCGGTGGCATCTAATGGCTCGTCAACCATGCCCATTGGTTCTGAAACTGTTTCTTCACCTGTGAGTATCCTCACGGCCTGATCTAATTCAGCTCTTGTATTGGTAAGTGTTTGTTCTGCTGCTTCAAGCGCCGGCTTCACTTTCTGTGCGAAACCGTCTGCCTTGTCCGCTCCCATCTCGTCTCTGATCCTGTCCGACAATTCCAGCATGCTCTCAGTTTTCATTTTGGCTAGATCTTCCAGGAATGATGTAACCTTGTCCATCATGTCCTTGGCCGCCAGTATCAGTTCTGATTGATTTTCTATGCCTTCTTGCACTGCTGTCTCTTTCTGCACCATGGCACCAATGATCTGATCCTTGTCCGTGTCCTTCAATCCCGCCACTTGCTGGATTTTCTTAGCGATGCTCTGTTGCTGCGGAGTAATTTGTGTGTTGATGCCCTGACCGGCTTCTCTCACTGCCTGATTTAGGATGTCCAACATCATTTGGTGCTTGTGGTAGTTGTCATCTTTCAGTTCCTGTCCAAAATGTTGATTGTTGGTGATCTCGTGTATCTTGGTTCTGACCATGTTGGCCATGTCTTCCAATTGCTCTTGTGACAAGCCTTGCAGGTTCATGGTCTGACCAAATCTTGACTCGAATTGGGCCAACAGACCTTCTGTGGTGATATTTTTAGATAGGTCAGTTGCTTTCATTTTTATTCTTCAGTTATTGTTTGCGTGAAATCGATATTATTTTCTAAATGATAAGCATCTCTTTCGGCCACGTAAGGAGCAAGTAAAGCAAGGTGTCCATCAACATCGGCCTGAGTAGAGTATCTATGGGTGGAAATTACTCTTGTTTTTCCATTTGGCAATTCTTGTGTGGTCATTTTGAATTGACAATTCTTTTGATTTCTATATGTATTGAACGCTGTCGATAAAGACATTTTTTGCCCATTTACTGATTCTAGATCTTTTTTTACAAACCATCTCACAGTATTTTTAGGTATGTCCATTGTTTGTGTTAATATTTTTGCCATTTCAATTTTCCTCCTTATTAATCTTCTTCTGTTTCGGTCACTGCCGTCGTTACACCTTTTCCGTTTGCGAGATTCCTGACAGCATAGTAATATTCAGATTTTGCATGATGATAATTTTCTATAGCCCAGTTTTTAAATGCCTCATAATCGTTTACATCGTTCCAAATACTGGTTGTGGTGACTGTGGTGAAGCCGTCTCCGTGATCCACCCACTCTTGAGGTAGATGTGTCACTTTTCCTTCAGCTTTTTTTGCAAGAAAAGCATTTCTAAGAGCTGGCACGGTATCTTGGAAACGAGGTGTCCCTGTTGGTATTTTCGCAATTTCTTTCACTCTAATTTTTGGCATTTTATAACTCCAAATTTATTTATCGTAATATTTATCGCTTTACTTGAAATAATGCCATGGTGTATGCCCATTGTTTTAGGCGTTAAAATATGTATTTTTTAATGAAAGAAATTGTGTTGATCTATGATGTTTTAGTGTTTAAATCACTATTTATTGACGTGATAGGGCGGATTATCAGTGTTTGTGGTGTAAGGGCCTGTCGTGATAATAAAATTAGCGGTTTTGGTTATGACCTGTTTAGAAAAAACAATATTGTTTTCTTTGTTATATTGGTCCCTTTTGGCATTGTATCCAGATTCTATCATCCATACCCAACTTGGTAAAAAATCTGCTTCTTTATGCCATTTCATCGACACTGTCAATCGGACGCTGTTATCTTTCAAAGTTCTAGTGTCTTTCATTATGAGTACTTTGCCATCTTCCACAATATGTTTGAAGAAATCTCCTGATATCTTTGCAACATCAAAATTATTATTTCCGTAAAATCTTTCGATGCCCGGGGGTAAAAGATAGGAATCTATAACGGTGGCTTCATGGATCTGGGAGGCACACCAATGATCTTCTCCTGGCAATCTTTCAATTCGTTTTGCTACGCATGAACATTTGCCATGGTAGAGTTTATCGCACTCCGATCTTAACATGACTTATATTTATTTGAAAGTGCTGTCAAATAATATTTGGATATTTTCTTTGAGCTCATCGGCTTTGCGATTGGCTTCTATGTATTTGTTTTCATATATGAACGCCTGTGCTTCATCATTGATTTTTTCGGCCGATCGCCACTTAATCTTGAAGCTTTTTATCTCGAACAGTCTGCTGGCGAATTGCGTGTCAAGATCTAGGATTCTGTCGGGCACCGTCTTGCCGTCCGCCAGATAGTGAGCTATCAATATGGCGCTCTGTTTGAGGTGTATGTCATCATGCAGTATCTTGGCCTGCACCATGTCCGCTATCACATACACGAAGCGGGTCTCGTCTGCTCTGCGTGGCACTATGGCGATGCTGCCGATCAGGATGCCCTTGCTGAACTGCTTGGGCAGGTGGCGGAATGGTCGCTGTTGTTCGCTGTTGCGAGCCAATGCCCGCAACTTGTCCTCCAGCTTGTAGGCCTTGATCTGCCTTATCAGTTCATCGCGATCACGCATATTATTCTTTGGTGAATTTTATGTGCTTATTTAATGCGTACTGGGTGTCCGTGTCGAGTTTTTTCCTTACCAGGATGCCCTTGTCTGCCAGTGTCTTGGCGATGCTGATCTCTTCAACTGGTAATTCACTCTGCAGGAAATTTGCTCGGTTCTGCCACTTGCGAATGAACTCGCGTTGCTTCTCAATTAGAAATACTCGCACGTGGCGAGATATTGTTACGTACATTATGGGGATTAATTTATCTTCATCAATACCACTACGATGGTGCTCAATAGTCCTGCCACCACGGTGCCCGCGGTCATTATCAGGGTCTTGCTCTGGCTCTTCTGTCCCTCAAGCATGTCGTCGCTTAATCTCTTGAGGCTGACTTCTATGGCCGAAAGGCGGTCGTGTAGGCCCTTGTACCTCTCCGCGCAAAGGTCCACGTGTGCTTCCAAATTTGTTTTTTCTAAATCACTCATTAAAATTCTCAACTCTCGTTTTATTTCCGCTACCTGCGTTTGTAATTCTCTTAACCGAGCCTGTATATCTGCCATTGCTTCCTGCTGTGCCTTTGAGTGCCTTGAGTAACATTATTTATGGTGTTATTATAACTTAATAAAGTATGTGTTTAAGTAGCGCGGGTCCTGTGTGTCAAAAACCTTCCTGGCGAAGGTGGCAGTCTCCTTGCAGAAGTTTATGATGGGCACCTGGTCGAAATCCTCAATCAGCCCACCGCACTCGTCGCCGTCGAACTCATACACCGAGGGCTGCTCCACCTGCCACTGGAACTGCCATATGGCGTGCCGACCCTCATAGGCCGAACCAAAGCGCCAGTTGGCCACCGGTTCAGTCACCCGCTGGGGCACGTTGTCCCAGGTGATGTTGCTCCTGATCTGCAGCAGTTGTATCAGCGTGGTGAAATTGGCCTGCTGGTTGCGGGCCATTGTGAGAGTGGCGGCGTCATGCACCAGCTCGCCGCTCTTGGTGGTGAATGGAAACTGGTTCCGCAGCACTCCGTTCTCCGTGATGTCCACCAGCGTGGTAATTGAATATGTGTGCATATAATAGATTATTTACTTGTAAAACAAGAAAGGGTGAACAAAAAATGTTCACCCTCCCCATGATAAGATTTAACTTGTTAAACCTTACTTGTCTTTGAAGATAGACAGCACTGTTGTGACAGCACCGGTTACTCCGTGAGCATTTGCGCCCACTGCTGAGTAGGTAGCAGTAGATTGTAGAGCAACCTGCACGTTGTCAGTTACTCCTGTGTCAAATGCTGAACCGTCCGCAGTTGCAACTCCAGCGATTGCAAATCCATCAGATTGCAATGCAGTTAGGATGGTTCCTAATTCTGCAGATGTGATGTTTGTTTTCGCTATGTTAACGATAGTGGTTCTACCACCTAAGCCGTTAACGATTGAGCCTGCTGACCTTGTGTCAGTTATTGTAGCCATTTTTTTCTCCTTTTTTCTCTGTTAAATGGCAAATCCACGCTCAGTGGATCTGTTGCATCTATTTATATCTGTAGTTGGTAAATTTTACTGTGTTATATTGGATAATTGCTGTCCTTGATGGGCTTCCGCTCCTCGCAGTGACCACAGGCACAGGTGCCGCACTCCAGGCATTCAAAACACTCGGTCTCGCAATGATGTTCACAAGCGCATTGTTCACACAAACATTCTAGCATGATGGTATTTATTAAATATCATGATGAAGAACTCCTATATCATTCTCGATGCCATGAGCACCGGCAACATTCCAGAAACTCGAGGCTATCTCAGCTATTTTGATCACGCACACATATCCCTCAGGATGTCCGATCATTACTTTGAGCATGAATCTGTGCCGTTAGATCTCTACAGTCACAAATATGTCATGCTTGACACATATTTTGTCAAGAGATTTAAATTGGGACAAGAATATAAAGATGATTTGTCAAGGAAACTCACAGTGCTCAACAAATTAAATTTTATACCTGTGTTTGCGAATCTTTGGGAAAGATATAATTATAAAAATGCGGATATGGAGACTCTTGCACTTTTTCAACAAGTTCTTAAAAAATCCAAAGCTGCTCTGTATGGCGAGCTACATGGCAGCCGATCTTTCTTTTGGTGGCTGATGTATGACAAATACATCAACAACAAACTGATCGATTCTTTGAATATAGATCATTCGATCAAATCATTTGATTTTTTGTATCTGAACAAGGTGCCTCGCCTACACAGGATTCATTTATACAATCAAATGATGGCTGTTGGAGCTTTGAAAAAATCTCTATTTACATATAGAATGGAAAACTTTAATAAACTCTTGCCCCCAGAATATGAAATTCCAGAATTCAAACACAATTATCCATTTTATGGATATGACCAAACAATATATACCCTGCCTTACAATCATTCCAAGATCAACCTAGTCACAGAGACTCTCGCAGATGATCCAAATTCGGGTGGGTATCCTTATTTTTTAACAGAAAAGATCTGGAAACCCATAATTTGCCAGCAACCTTTCATAGTGTATGGACAACGAGGTTATCTAAAATGTCTACGAGAAATGGGATTTAAAACTTTCAGTGATGTATGGGACGAATCTTATGATGATGAAAAAGATTGTTTCAAAAGGGGCAACAAGATAGCCAACTTGGCCAGATCTCTGTTGGATATAGACAGTGAAAAATTGTATTCAGACACCAAGCATATTAGATCTCATAATTTGAAGATTTTTTCCGATAAAGAAATATTGAAATCTATCATCACACAAGACGTGTGCAGATCTCTATTCAATGATTTGATTAAGATTTAAATTTGTTGATCGCAGTTAGGTTCTTTCTGCTGAATCCCAAACGATCCACCAACTTGACTGCATCTCCGGCCGTGCCCACTGCCACGAAACCTTCTGGATCTGTGACTTCCAACCCTGCGTCAGTCTGTGCGAATGCGCCTATGGAGGTGGCTTTGTTCAATTTTGCCAGTGTGAGATTCTTGAGTGCGATCACCTCCTTGTAGAATGCCATCATAGCAGCCAATGGCCGCTGCATCTGTTTCAGGAACAAAGGCATGTCTTTCATCTTCTGCTGTCTCAGTTGCAGAGCTTTCTGTGCTTTCAATCCCGACGCCTGCTGTTGCATCCTGCCCTGATAGTACTCAGCAAAATCTTTGAGATATTGATTGGTATCCGTGGGTATCTTGCCCTGCCTGATCTGATCATTGATGAACAGCATGAAGAAAGGCAGGAAGTCCCGGTTCACTCCCAACATTGCGGAAAGATTTGTGGGCACCTTGCCCAGCAATGACTTCAATTGCTCTATGCCTGCCGTGAACTGCTGTTGCTCTTCTCTTGTGAAGTTGGCATTACCGCTGACATTTTTATATGTGGCATTGTCAAACCATACATCTGGCGTGCGACTGAAAGACTCCACATCAGCGCCATACTGGGCCTTTAGATTGGCTATGGCATCTCCTGTGTAGGTAGTATGGAATATGATACCCACTTGCGCCGCGGCTATTTGCTTGCCCAGGTCACTGTTCTCAGGCACTGCGTAGGTGATGGTGTTGGGTCTGAAAGTTATGTAATTTTCTCCCGACATGCTCTGTCTTTTAAGGGTGTCCCTGTCAAACATAAAGTCACCCTGCACGATGCCCTGTATATTGAGTTTTTGAAGATGCACCAGGCACTTCAATAATTTCTGTCCCAGATCATCGGTGCCGTGATTGCGGGCGATGTCTGCTTTTGTATAGTTCAGCTTGGGCGTCTTGGCGAATATGCCCTTGGTGCCCACGAACCACCGATCGTTCTCGGGATTGATGCCGCACACGATGGCCGGGGCGCCGTCCCATTTGACCGACACGTTGATGGGTTGGTCAGCAGATCCCTGCAGCGTTTGCAATATGCCCTGGAAATAATTGATCACGGCTTCGCCACCGGAGTGGCCATCTGTCAGTATAATATCTTCTATGTGTTGCAGGTGAGTTCGCTTAAACTCGTGTAGTACTTCCTCTATCAGCATTATTCATCCTCGTCTCGGAGTTCACCATCTTTGAGGCTGAGGCTGTTCTTGATCTCTTTGGATTCTTTTATCTTGGTGACGCCCCTGCTGAATTTGGTGGGATCTAAATTTTTTATGGCAGAATTGAATCTCTTTTCCAACAGATATGCCGTCTCCTGATCAAAATTTTCTCTGATATAGTGTATGAGATTGATCGAAGAATCAATGATGTGGCTGGCCCTGCTCTCCACAAAGTTCTCTGGGTCTTTGTTGACCCTCAATGTGCTCAATTCTTCCAGGATGCTGCGAGTTTTTTTTTGCATATAGGTATTTAACTCATAGTATAGCACGATTATAGCGGTTGTCTATGGCAAAATACCAAATAATGGAGTAAATACAATTATATCTTACAGGAGCAGTTATGGACTACATCACATATAGCGAAGGCTACAAATATCAGTTGGAAAAAGACTACACAGTAAAGCTGGATATCCTTAACGAATCTGTTGACACAGATTACATTGACCTGAACACAGATGGCATGCTTACCATCTATAAGGGTTACAGTTGGGACGGACCCAGCGGACCCACCATGGACACCAAGGATTTCATGAGAGGCGCCCTGGTGCATGACGCGCTATATCAATGCATGCGAATGGGCAAGCTGGACGCCAAGATATACCGCAAGGTGGCAGACGACACCATGAGGAAGCTGTGCAGAGAAGATGGCATGGGATGGTTCAGAGCCTATTACACCTACCACGCTGTGAGACTGTTTGGCAGCAAGTCAGCTGATCCAGCGGGCAGCTACCCAATCAAGACTGCCCCATAGGCCAAGGCGACTACTTAGAACTTCAGTGCCCACATCGATCAAAATAGTCACTACACAGCATCATTTTAATAATTAATATAGTATCATGCCCGCACACTTTGGTAAAAATTATCACCGCTATCCGCCATACATGGGGCACTATCACGACTATGATGACGATGATGAGAATGACGTCTACATCATCATAGGTACGTTCTTCATATTATGGGCATTGTATTGGGCCGTGGTGCACTTCGTGGACTGGCTGGCGGGCAACTGGCTGCCATGGTGGATGGAACCCTTGACGCTGTTTTTCTGGCTGCCGCCCGCGATCGTGGTGCTGAAGTTTGGATGGAACCCGCTGCACTGGTGGCCCATGGTGTGGGGAACTAGGGTGCTGGCCCCGCAGCGAGTGGAGCAGGCACACAACATTGACGAGCAAAAGCTATTGAAAAAATTGGGTGGCCCACGCAACGTATGGTTCACGACCAATGATGACTATGACCTTGTGCTGAAGTTCAGGCGACGCAGGGACGCCGTGTTCTTTTCTATGAAATATCTTTAGTGGCGTTTAGTTTGGCCAGCCTGTCGTTGAGTTCTGTGATGATCTGTTGATAATCCGCTAGTTGCACTTCCAGGTTGCCCACACGGAACTTTAGGCGCCGTATCTCCAGTGCCTGCTCCTCATTGGTCAGTGTGTCCTGTTCAAGATCCTGGATCATTTTTTCTTCTTGCCCTTGGCCTTTGCCTTCTTTTTGGCCTTGGCTTTCTTTTTGGCTTCCTTGGCTGCCTCCGCCTCCTCTATCCATTTGAGCTGAACATCCAATGGTGCTGGCTGTGCATACTCTTCCACAGTGTCTGTGTCCGGCTGTGGCGCTTCTGCTTCGGCCCTTGCAATTTCTTTCTTCAGTTTCTTGCTCATGCTGTGCTCATCCATGTAGCCTTCTCTCACCTGGCACTGTTGGTCTTTGCCTGTGCTGTCCTCTTCCAGCTGTATGGGTTCTCCATCTGCATAGCTGATGGCATGGCAGATGTTGGAATCCTCTATCATCCTATAGTGCAATTTCAATTTTTTGAGATCCAGTTCGCCATCAATCTCCATCATGCCCTCTGTGGTCCATCCACCCTTGTTGGTGGTGTATGCATACAAATAATATTGGTTTACAAGATTTGGGTGATCCACGTCCACACAATCTTCGGACTCCACACACTCAATGCCCAACTTGTGTCTGGTGTCAACGTCCAGTTCTATGGGTTCGCGGAACACGTAGTTTCCTTTGGCATCCTTGATGGCGTAGCCGTCCTGGTCAAATTCTTCAATGTGCAGGCAGTTGCCTGACTCGATGGGAGCGCCATTCGTGTGCGCCACGTCATCGTTCTCATACCAATCTTTCGTAAAACGTGCCTCTTCAGGTATGTTGTGTTCCTTCTCGTAATTTTCTCTGTCGAACCCCATGAGATAGTCTGTGAGTTCGGACTCTCTGGCCTTCCAGTAGTGATACTGATAGGGAGTGATGGTGCCCACCACGGTCTCGCCACCGTATCTCTGTATGCTGAATCTGTATCTCCTGTTGCCGTGTATGATCTTGTCGATCAGCTGTTTCTTTTTCTTCAATGAAACTCGTGGCATTATGGTCTCCCCTGCCCCCGGTAGATCTTGAAGGATCTCTTTCGGTGCTTGTTCATTGAGCTAGTCTTGGTGTGCTTGGAGGGCCTGCCCGCGGATGTGGTCTTCTTGCGGCCTTCCTTGGCCACGAACACTCCGCCGCCCATTGCAATCTTTCTAGCCATGAGCACAATGTAGCACAGTTTGACAGACCTGTCAATCAGCTCTTATAATAAGTAATAGCATGATCAAGTATCAACTGCGGTGTGACAACAAGCACCAATTCGACGGATGGTTTCCAAACATAGCCGAGTTCGAGAGGCAGCAGGAGAACAGCATGATTGTGTGCCCCATGTGCGACAGCAGGCACGTGGACCGAGACATCATGTCGCCCAGCGTTGGTAAAAGCACCGACAAGAGCGGGCAAAGATCCCAGCACAAGGAGGCCAAGATCAAGAAGATGCGTCAGCAGATACAGGGCAAGGAGATGATGCTGGCCAGCAGGGCCAAGGAGATACTGAGGCAGATACGCCGTCACGTGGAGCAAAATTTCGAGAACGTGGGCAACAAGTTCGTCAAAGAAGTACGCAGGGCGGAAAAGGGTGATCGCGATGACAGGTTCTATGGCACGCCCACAGAGAAGGAAGTGGACCAGTTGCTGGAGCAGGGCGTGGACCTGTTCCACATACCAGATGTCAAAGAAGACGCATAGAACAACAAGATCTTAGCGGTTGACTTTTAAAAAATTTCGTGTAAAATATATTTTTATATGTCGCCGGAATGTTCCGATGGCACTAACAACTAACGAGAAAGAAGACTAAGATGTTTTTTAACTTATTTGGTAAGTCTAAAAAAACTGGCTCTGCTTCTCAAACTACAAAGGAAGAGAAAACTATGTCAAGAACTAGCAACTTCGTGATCTACACGAGAGAGTTCAAAACAAGAGCAAAACAGATCGGCGTGTTCGCTGAACCTGCATCTGCTTACATGGTGGACGGTGAAGTTCACGGTGGAAAGATCAAGTTCAAAAATCTGAACGTGAGAAACACAGCGAGAAAGACAGCGACCAACAAGCTGATTTCCAAAGGTGTTGACTTTAACGTAAATGTTTTGGGAACTGCTCCTAAATCATCTGCGTTATCAATCAAAGCTAACGTAATTTCTTTATTGAGAAAATCAGGAAGAAAAGTAATCAATTATAACGCATAATTGAATCGACGTTAAAATAGCAAAGAGGGCGGCCCAGTGTCGCCCTTTTTCATTTGCCATAATATATAACATTCGCCGCCGGCGGATAAGTTCTCCAAGTATCAAAAACCTTACATCGACCATCGTCCACAAATACGTCACTCTCGTGTACTCGCACGATCACTTGCACGGAATCATCCAATTGGCTCGCTATTAGGCCTTGATGTTTTTGTATGTAATGTTGTACCAATAATGAATAAGATCCATCCACGAGGTCTGTGCCGGGCTTGTAGGCGTTGGAAGTGAAATATATCACTTGACCGTGCCGCAATATCTCCCGGGCCATGTTCTCTGCCTGCTGTTCTCGGGCAGACATGATGGCACCAAATAGATCATAACCCAACCCAAGCTCTTTTGACAGCCATCTCAGTGCTATGTTATCTCTGGGATGGCAGGCACCACCGTCTCCCATGCCGGCTTTCATGTATCTGGGGCTGGTGATTCTTTTGGTGCTGTGAGCTAGGGCTCGAGTGACCACATCTGTGTTGATGTGTCCTAATTTCCGTGCCACGTCCTGTATCATGTTGACCAATGTCAGTTTTGTGCTGATGAATGTGTTGTAAAATATCTTCATCGCCTCCACTTCCTCCCACGTGCCTGTCTCTGTTCGGGCGTTGAATCCCATGAGTTCCCTGTAGAAAAGCCGTAGCCTCTCTATGCCACTGTCACCACCGCCGTGCCGTGTACCTATCATGATCATCTCTGGGTCAAGATAATCTTGCTTTACCGTGCCCATTGCTATCAGATATGGATTGTAGATGAGATTGGTGCGGCTGACCAAGGGAGCCAATTCTCTCCTGATCGTGCCCGGCAGCACCGTGGATATCAGCACCAACAACTGGGACTCTGCCATGTGCTCATTGCATTCTCGCAGGCAGTCAGTCACATATGAGTAGTCAAAGTCTCGTGGCGGCAAATCACTGCTGGGAGTGCCTCCATCATAGCCCTCGGAGTGTGGCGTGGGCACCGCTACGAACACGATGTCTCGGTCCTTCACTGCCTCGGCCAGTGAGAATTTGATCTGTATCCTGCCACTGACCTTGGCCTTGTTGGTGTCATAGCCCGTGACGTCAAATCCTCTTTCCGCTGTGGCCTCCGCACAGGGTTGGCCCAATTTACCAAGTCCCACAAATGCTATCTTCATGTGTGATATTTACGTGGCTCGCTATTAGGCTCGCTATTAAGGTTGTTGAGGTTGTTATTTGGCAGAGTAATCTGGCAGTGGTCCGCCATATTTTCGGCCCTTGATTCTTTTTCCGCCCACGGTCTGGGTGCGGCCATGTATCTTTTCCGGCCTGTTGCCGGTTCGCTTCATGCGCCCCTGGCTCTTGCATGATGATACCCACGATGCGGGCAGGCTGGCTTTGGGACGGCTACAAACGCCGCTGGGTGCGGGGCCTATGTTCTCTTGCGGCAGGCATATTTCGCGGATCTTCATGACTGTATTTACTCTCCCGCGCGGAGTTGATCACTGCTCGCAGGTTGTGATGCCGCCGATAAAGACTGCTTTATCTCCGCGTGACGCTGGTGCTTTCAGCTGGCACGCACGAAACTTTTTAGGTCGTTTATGACCGGCTTAAGGTGTGTGCGGCAAGGTTTCATTTGGCTTAAGGTGCACGATAAATATTCATATGAAGATATCCGAAATCATGGGTCCAAAGATAGCTAGTTCTATCAACCCAACCCAGACGCAAGATCTAGTGCCACAAGATATTGTGGCCATGCCCGCGGGCTCGGCCATAGCGGAGGGCATCAAGAGGATATTGAGGCGTGTCAAGGGCAAGGGCCTGAAGCAGGGTTTCAGATGCACAGATGGCCCGAGAAAGGGCAGGATAGTCGCCAACCCAGGAACCTGCAACGCCAGACTACAACCACTCAAGGGCGCCAAGATTGCCCAGAAGCGACAGAGGGTGGCCAAGCAGACCGCGATCAAGAGAGCTAGAACGATGCGGGCCGGCGGGGCTTCAAGGAGGCTGTCTGCGATACAGGTTGGAAGACATGGCGGCACCGCTCCGCTCAAGAAAGCCAAGAAGCTGAAAAAGGGCACATCGCTGAAGAAGAAACAAGCATTCCAGAAGAGCAAGATAATCAAGCCCAAAAAGAAATAATCATTCAAAATCAAACACTTAACCAAGCGACCTGGTTTTACCAATTGATTTCTAGCCCAGACCATATAATATGTGTGGAGTAAATCGAATAAATTATTATATGAACTTTATAGGAATGATCACAGGACTGATGGCACTGATACAGGCCGGCACGACGGGTCATATCACTGTCAACACCGTGTACCAAGGGGCCGTGATGGTGGACCGGGCTCATACCTGGAGCTCACAGGGCACCTGGACCTCGTCCATGCAGGAAGAGGGCATCCAGACCATCAAGAACCTACTGAACCACGGCAATGATCGCTAGAAAGAATAAGTCAGCCGCCATGGCCCACATCCAGGGCCAGATCGAGCGATTGCACCAGGACATCGAGAACATCTGCCGCACGGGCGAATACAATTACACTCCATTGCTGATCAGCGTCGAGGGACTCCGTGCCAGGTTCGAGGAATTGAGATCAAGGCCCATACGAAAATCATAACACTTCAAAAATGAAAAAGAAACTATATGACCTGGGGCTGGTGTTGTTTGACGACAGCCAGAACGACCTCAGGGCCCTGCCCAAGACTGTGAGATTGCAGGTGCTGGTGGTGCTGAGCCTGATGTGGAGCACCATATTCACCATCATATTCTTCTCCTACTCCTATTGGGGTGTGGTGTGGAGCGTCAGTGT